ATTTAAGAAGTCGGTAGTAACACCAGCTCTTCCAGATGGGAGTGAATTTGATGCGTAATATGCTTCATCACTATCCTCCTTAATATATAAATTTGCCGTATCTGACAATATGTTACTAAATTGTAACGGAACTGCAGTACTAACTGCATAATTTGGTTTTCTTCTGATGTCAATTGCACCAATTCCAGTATAAGAATCAGATAAAGTAATGTTATAATCACCAGAAATTGATAAAATAGTACTTTCTAAGTTTCCATTAGTAAATGCTGCAATATTATTTGACCCACTTAGGACAATTTCAACAAGATCACCTGCTTTTAGACTGGATTTATCAATTTTTGCCTTAGAAGTAAAGCTACTTGCAGTCGCAAAGGACTGTCCTTCAATAAAATATCTACAACTTGTGTTATAAATCCAAGAATTTGCAAAAACTTCCTTAAATGTTGCGTTTGTTGCTGGATTTTTTATAAGGTCACCAACACTTTTAACTGAAATTATCTCACCTTCGTTAATATTCAGGTTTGTAGATACCTGTTCAAACTCTGAGAGTACACCAGTAAGTCTTAATTCTACCTTTTTGTTAATATCCCCATCTTCATAACCATAATATGTGTTATTACTTCTTATTTCATCTGCTTTCTTGATGGAAACACCTATTCCAGTACATCCAAAGAACTGATTAACACTCTTACTTGTGTAATCAATTGATGTATTACCAGCTGATATGATAGTTCCAGTCTGGCCAAACCCTACAGTTGAATCAACCGTAATTACTGATGCACCAGCACCGATATTATCAAGACATCTAGTTGCTTGAGTAATATCAAAATTACCTCGAATTGTTGAATCAGAGTCATCATAACCAATAAAAAGTGATAATTTATAATAATTTTGACTAGTTGTTAGTGCAACACCGACTCTAGTAAAACTTTCAATCTCAGATATTGAAGCATTGGTGTTAATATCTGATGTTTTAAAGAGTGTTTGTCCTGCTAATTTGGTAACATCACCATCCTCCAAATCTAACCTTATATTAGGAAGTGCTTCTGCAATTACAATTTCTCTTCTAACATAGTTAGCTGAAGATGGTTTTAATAGATATTCTTCTAAATTTACAACTTTTGGAGTTTCGTCATAAAGTGCATTAAATAAAATTCTGAATGATTCGTCTGTTCCTTTAGAGTTATATAAGGATCTTGCTTCCTTTATAAAGGTACCTGCATTTAAATTTGCATCAAAATCAACATTCTCTAACCCTGGAGTAAGAGAAAACTTGAGTTTTTTATAAAATTCTTGTAAAAATAAAGAACTTAAGTTTTGTACATAAGTACCCGATAAGTGATCTGCAGTACTAGAAGTAGAAAATGTTAATTCTTCCTGATTTAATTCTTGATGATAACTTGTAATACCACTAAAACCACGTTTAGCACCAGTAAAACTATTAGTTGTTACTCCAGTATAAGTTATAATCTCATCATTAATCTTTAATAGACCCCATTCATTGGGGAAACCCTTTGTACTAGAAACAGGAATTACATCACTGCTTGTAGTAATTCCAGTAGAAAGAGTTGTTTGTCCTATAACAACATCTGGAGTTAAATTATCTAATTTTAAATATTGATCTAAATTATCAGAGATGTCAATAACACCACCCTGATATTCTTGAGAAATATAATATTGCTTAAAAAATTCTACTGCATTGGGACTCTCACTCAATACATATTCAGGCAGCTGATTTTCAATAATTTGTTGAACCTTTACTTTCGGTTCAATGCCAGTTTGGATCATATTCCGATTACTCTCGTATTAATTTTCCGTTTAGATAACTTGAAGTATAGAAGTCTTTAATAAAGCTAGTTCCAGTAATTTCATCACCTGAACTTATCACATCCCTAACCATATTTATTGTACTTTTTGAAAGACTAAAATTAAGGTATAGTTCCTTTAGACCAACTACATCATTAGATTCAGGGATTGCTTGTACTTCTATGACACCACTGTCATTAAGTGTTGATGTAATATTTACTGTACCAAGAAGAATTTCTCCTTTCATATAATCTACAGTTCCAGCTGAACCAGAAACAATATTTTCAGTTCCATCATCTTTCAATTCAACAATAGAAACAACACCTGTTTTTAAATCTGAATTTGGTGTATCGGTGAGATAAACAGTTTTTGTATTAGTAGATATTCTGAACCCAGTAGATTTAATATTCTTTCCTGATGCGTTTACATGGAATTGATTACCAAAACATAGTTCATATTGAGCAAATTGATTTACTGCTGCCTTCAAATCCCTTCTAACACGCACACGGGTAATATTAGAAGTAATGGCCGTATCAGTAGTATCAATTACTTGCTGTACTTTACTATATTTGAATCTACCACCAAACTTATTCATATCTACAGAATCTGAATATGCAGTCAATGCACCTATAACTTTTGTTTGAAGAGCAGAAGAAGTAGAAACCTTATTTTCATCAAAATAAACTGCAGAATCAATTTCCACATATAGTATTTTAAGATCTTCTATTTTTTGATTAATACCAGATACAGAGTACTGTTTTAACTGAGATAAAATCCTACCTTTATTAAATGCAGATACATATGTACCATTTTTTGGTTTAATGCTAATAGTAACAGTACCAAACTCTGGTGGATCCATTTCTTCACCACCAACGACTGCAACTGACTCTGTATCAGGGTAAATCTTCTTTACTATAGCCTCATAATCTCTAGGTGTAACCGCCCTGTACTGGGAAGAATAGATTCTAGGAGCATAATACTTAATTGAACTAATAGACTCTATTTCAGACCCATTTGTGGAGGCCTGAACGGTAGATACAGTAGGAGTTGCTGTAAGAGTGATTGATCCTCCTTGTGGATTAACAATTCTTCCTGAAAATGAGAAACTATTGCCATTTCCAATGCCATTTCCCTGATCTCCATCAGTAATAATGTATTGAACAGTAATTATTGCGTCATTTTCTATCTTTTTACCAATTATTCCATCACCAAACAACAATTCATACCTTTCATCTTGAACTTCTTGTATTAAAAAGATTTCTGAGGTTGCATCTACGTCTAAAATGTTGTCAACTAGTGAATATTCAACTCCAAGTGTCCCAGATCCATCACTAGGCCCCTTAACATACACTTTTATGGTCGAAGTATCGATATTTGGGTTATCTAAAATGAATCTTTGGTCTAATGAACCATCAAATGTGAAGACTTTGTTGAGAAATGTCCCTTCTCTTATCAAAATATTGTTAAATGATGCTACAAAAGTGCCTGGAGAGGGTTCTTTGATGGGTGTAGAGATGTCTTCAGACGTTGAAAACACATATGAGGTGTTATTTGCGTCTCCTACACACACTAAACCTGCCTTTATGGTTGCTGTAGGGGTTAAATTAAGTGAAGTTATGTTTAGACCTACATCAAATGATACTTGTGCCGTGGCTGCCGTCCTAGAGCGAGGTACATAACCTATATTTCTTGCTAATGATACAACATTTTCTCTAACTGTTGCTGAATCTAGGAAAGATTCATTCACAATCATGTTTGAGTTGAATGCTGTAATATACGTATTATAAGCTAAGGTGTCTATAAGGACAGAAAAGTTCGATCCTTCAAAATCAAAGTCCGTAAAAGTAGAATTTGCACGGAGATATGACTTAATTGATGTTTTTATCTGATCAAAATCAAGATCTGTAAATTTAGTAAAAGGCATATTATCTTGTTGCTTCTAGGATGAACGAATATTCTTGTGTTGGGAACTCTTGTCCTACAATATCAAAAATAACAGTGATATCAAAACTATTAGAATCATTGTTAGGATCAACTAGTACATCCACATTTTCAACTCTAGGCTCAAAGTTATCTAATGCGATTGATATTTGTTGTCTAATTGTAGATGCAGTACCAAAATCAACGAATTCAAATAGGCTTCTTTGGACTTCTGAACCTAACAAAGGATTAAAGAAGCGTTCAGTAGGAATTGTTTGCACTATATTTCTTACTGATCTACGAATTGCATCCGCATTCTTCAATATTTGTAAATCATTTGTTACAGGATGAGGTTTAAAAGACAACGAAATGTCTTTAAATGCCCTAGATACCCTCTTAATCGCCATTGGACAAAGGTTTTTTATTATTTATACCCGTTTCCCCATAAAAAAAGTGCCCCTTTCGAGACACTTCGGTTATTTTCCTTGTCCTCTGTACTTTTTACGAGCCGAGTTGCGGGATGTGGGTGCATATTTTGAGTGTTTTCCTCTTCCTTGACGAGTTTTTTTGGGTGTCGCCTCCTTAAGTGTATTCGTACTTGAATAAATTGCCATAATTACTCTGTATTAATTTTAGTTTTGATAGTATCAGGATGTGGAAGACCTGTTTGATAGAATTGAATCGCTAAGTCTTCCATCATATCGAAGTATTCTCCTTGGGTGAGGCATGTGTATACCTCTTCCCCATTTATAAGAATACTATATGACTCTGGTTTTTTCATGTCCCACACGCACACGTGGATCGCACCAGATTTCGAAACCTGCTTCTTTCGCATCGAGACAGAAAGAAACATCTTCACCACACATGTCTTGTACTTCGCCACTCTCGAAGACCTGCATTTTAGGTGCGAACCATGGATAAGGCAGTCCTTCGTTTTCAAATACTCCATTCTTAATAAGAAGCCATCCGAAACCTGTGTAGTCTACTGTGAAAGGTTTCTTTCTCTTTGAGATACTTTCAACTGTTTCATGATTCATGACTCCACCGTTGTTACGGAAATCATCTTCTTCTAGCCAATGAGCAACTGATGTTGTTTTTCCATCCTCTGTAGCATACCAACCTGCTGCTATTTCTTTTTCCATTAGCACGAGTTGGAAGAATTTCTCAGAGTTAAAAACAATATCAGAGTCAATCCATAATTGCCAGTCGTATTTTAGTTTTCCATCCCATGGAATCTGGTTAGGCCCACGGAGAACGTTTGCACCTAAACATTTGCAACGGGCAAAATTCACCATTGATGAATAATCTTGAGATATCTGAATACTTGCACCAGACTGAACCAAGTCGAAGCAGAGTTGTACAAAAGATTTTAGATATTGGTATGAAACTCCTCTGCCAGGCAAGCAAAATACTATTGATTTTCCTTTTACTATTTGTTTTGCCTTATCGTAATCCCATTCCTGCACTTGCTTTTGTGCAGTCGGTGGTTTGGCCTTCACCGTGAATCCTTTAGCCATAATTGTGTTAATTCCTTCAAGTCAATTATATCACCTTATATATGCTTTGTCAATCAATTAAGTATTTTCGGTTATTATCACTTCATCATCTACAATATTCCAACTTAATTCCGACTCTTCGAACCATCCCATCTCATTGATTATTGCTTCTGGTATAACCACTTTATACTCCCCAGTTACTGAATCGACCTCTATCGTCGAAAAAATATGTCCGAAATTTTTTTGCATTCTGAAGGGATCGTATATGTTTTTATATAGCGAAAAAAATTTTTATATAAAGGGCAATAGTTATCTCGCTTCCGTAACACTTTGTAGGTTAGGGTAGTTAGGCGTTTTCAAACGCGGGACGGGCAAACGCCCCCATCAACGGGGGCACTGTCCAATTCACGAACTAATAGCTCATTGTGTTCACACCGTGGGCAGTGTTGATTAGGCCCTTGATGTTGTCCTGTTGCAACTTCAAAACTATCTGGCTGTTCTTATTTGCTTTGCTCATTCCTAAGAATGCCTTGATGCCGTTGTTGCTTGTCAGTCTCAACCTTAGGCCTGTATCAATTACAGAGTCGGATGATTTGAACACAACCTTACGGCTGCTCTTACCCCTGCCCTTTACCAACTCGGCCCTATAACCACTCTTCAAAAGACGGACGGACATAATGCCAGAATCTTCTACCATGTGTAGCTCCTTAGATTCCGTATCATTGATTGCCATGACCATCCCCGCATTATCACGCACTAGCACCTGATGAAGCCATGCAGTCAAATCCTCTGAACTGATTCCGTCCAGCTCCTTCTCACA